TCATTAAGGTTTGATTATCGCCTATACCTACTGTAGCGTATTTGTTGGTAGGCACTCCACCTGAAGGCGTTGCTTCTGTTCCTACATATAAAACACCAGCGTTAGCACCGCCACTACCAGCAGTATTTACCACAATTCTATTAACTCTAAACCAAGTGCTGCCATTTAATTCAACACCTGTTTGACCATTTAAACTTACGGTTTCTACTTTAAAATCAAAATTATTGTCTAGCCCACTAACGGTTACAGTTCTTGCACCAGTACCTGCTGCTGTATCATCAGCAGAAGAGCTAGATATATAAAGAGCTGAAGCTGAACCTAGATATGAATATAAACCACCTTGATCCCATACGGTTGCTAAAGTGGTATCTACAGAAGAATTAAAGCCAAACTTGTGTACGCTTTCGTGAAAACCAATTTGTCCTCTTGTTACTTGTAGTTCAAAAGGCTCGGAAGTACCAACCCTTGAAATTGATGACACTTCCTGTGCCATGATTAAGAATGAAAAACAGTTACTCTATCTATATTACTTAATACAACGTGAACGCCATCTTCAAACAAAACACCTGAATCAGGTATGTTTAAAGTTTCAGTATCGTTAGCGTTGCAAGGAGCAATCAGAAGAGTAGAACCAGTTACAGATCCATCTCTAAAAGTTACAGTACCGTCTGAAGTTCCTCCAGCAATAATATAACCTCTTAACCTTGATCGACCACCTTGCAAGACAACTCCGCCTGTAGCAGCGGAGTCAGTCGTAGCTGTTTTTACATCTGAGCCTACAATTCTACCTGCCATAATTAGCTCCTAAAATTAAGCGTCAGCAAATGGTGTAACTATAGTTCCTGAACCAATTAATAATGAATTGTGAACCAAATAGGTAGCTGTATCTATAGCTGTACATGTAATTACACTTCCAACAATACCGCCTGTAGTTGTACCATTTAAAGTAATAACATCGTTAGTAGCACCTGGAACAAAAGCTTTTTCTGCGCCATCATCTACACAAATAAAAGCAGCGCCTTTAAATTTGTCAGTACCATCAGTTTTAATATCAAGATCAGTAGCTAATGTTTCAATATAAAAAGTAAAAGAAGCACCAATATTGTTAAGTTGATTTGGATCTGTAGGATCGCTTGGTACGGTTGATGAAATAGAAGGCAAAGTAAATTTACCATCTGCGTCATTACATAACAAGATTTTTCCTGCGTGAGCGTTTACTGTTAAAGTAGTATCCGCTGTTAAAGAAACAGAGTTATTAACCCCTGCTGAAATAAATCCCGCCAAAGATTTGACTGGACCTGAAAAGGTTGATTTTGCCATAATTTCCTCCTAGGAAATAAGTTCTACCGTCTTGGCTTTGTCTGCTAGGTCAGTCTGTAGAACAAGTTAAATACCCTAGATTTTTAAATCTTACTATGAGGCATCTTCTAAAGCAATAGGAAGCGAATCTTTTGCTTCTAATACTTTATTTCTTGCTTCTACTAATGATTCATAGGTTTCTTTAATAATAGGGTCCTTACCAAAATGATCTAACATATCTGCTCCTACCATTTCTATTAATGCTTGAGCTGTAATTAATCTACCGTTTATATCTTGAATTTTTGAATTTATTGACATGTTGTTGTACTCCTTTTTTTGCCGTATGTCATATTTAACCGCTAGGTCTATATTTATTAGTTTTTTTTGTAAATCAGAATAGCTATTCCAATCTCTAATTTCTTCTAAAGTTCTACCGCACCCAGCACATTGTTCGTCTGCTCCATACGTGGTTGAACAAACGCCTGTACATGGGTTTTGAGATAAGGATACAACATCACTAAGAATGTTCATGCCTTAATTTTACATATTTTTATACGAATTGTAAATTTAGAGGAAAAAAAGGGGGCCGTTAAGCCCCCAATAATTGTAGTTGAGTAAAAAACGCTACAATCAATCGTTCAATTAAGCTCCTTGAGAACCGTAAACGGCTCTGAAGTTAGAATATCCGAATGAATATCTTTCTCTAGCTTTGTATCTCATGTTTCCAGTATCGAAATCACCTTCTAATGCAGTTTGCATTGGAGATCTTTCAAAATACTTAAATCCATCAGGACAGTCTGTTTTCAAGAAGAAAGCATCTGTATCTGTTAGATAATGATTTACAACATAGCCATCAGGAATCATACCTTGATTTCTGATTGAGTTAATGTCGTTGTCAGAAGTACCAACTCGCCCAGGAGTTTGTAATAATCTGTCAGCAACAAACTGCAACTGAGGTGGAACAATCAACTTCATTCCTTTTAGTGCAATATTAAGACCTTTATCATCTGTAAATGTAGAGATATTAATTAATGCATCTTCAAGTGAAGTTTCATTAAGATCCGCCATAGTGGTTGCTCTATTTGCTAAAGTACCGCCGCCCCCTAGAGGGTGAGCAGTATTGATTAATGATACACCATCACCACCAGCAGTAGAGAACGCATTGTTCAATACAGCCGCAGCTTTGATTTGTTTAGTATTAGCCATAGATCTAGCTAATGCTTTTGTGTATCTAGCACCAAGACGATCATACAAATTATCTTCAACAGCTTCTTCTGTTAGCGCGAATGCTAAAGCAACTGTTTCGTGAGTATAACGAGAAGTATAACCTTCGTTAGCATTGTCAAATCTGACTCCGCTTCCTTCAGCTTTTACTTCAGCATTACCAAACCCAACGATTAAAGTTTCTTCTTCAAACGCTCTATCAGAACTCTCTGTATCAAAGATTTCTGTATGTTCTGCTTCATACCTAGCATACTCCATACCGAATAAGGCATTTAGGCCAGGCTCTAATTCTTTCGCTAATTGCGCTCTATTTATTGCCATTATTAAACTCCTGTAGGATCGACATAGAAATGCTCATTAAACTTAACTATAACGTTAACGTTAGCTGAACCTGTAGTACTGTTATCTGGATCAGAGCTAAAGCCCATAATTCTGAAAGTCGCAGTTGTTGCGGCTGTTGTTCCAGATAATTCTACTGCTGACATACCAGTTTTGGTTGAGCCAGAAGTATAAGAAATATCTGCATTTAAGCCAACATCAGTCTGCGCTGGAGAACCTGCGCTCTGAATTTCAAATACAGCATTAGGATCATCTACCACAAACGCTACAATATCGGACGATACAGTTCCATCAGGGTAGTAAGAACTAAAAACAACGTCTCCGCTGCTATCAGTATACTGACAACCCCTAAAGATACCTACTGATTCATCACCAGCTGCTGCTACTAAAATAGTACCAGTATTAAGCATCTTAACTAAATCGCCTGAAAAAATATTCCCAGAAGCGCCAGAAGCAATTTTATATTCCGTCGTGCCGCCATTAGCAACACCAGAACCTAATTTACCTACTACTCTTGCTCCAAAGGGTGCATTTTTGTTAGACATAATAAGTCACCTATATTATTTAAAATTAAAAAATTTGATGATCAACTACGTTGACCACCGCCAAAAGTTACTTTGCTTGATCTCTCTGGTTTTAACATCGGAGAGCTTGGGTCAGATTCTCTTAATAAATCGTTATCTACAGCATCTTGCTGAGTGTGCGCACGATCTGCGAAGTAGGAGTTTCTTTCTTCGCGTGTTTCGTTAGGAATCTTAGCCAGCAGCAAACCGCCAACTGAAACTACTCCCGCATGTTTACCGTCATCTAAAGTAGGAAGCTCGAATCCATCTAACTCTTCGGCTCTGACAAGATCGAAACCTTCTCTCATCCTCGAAGTTACATTTTTTCTGTCTTCGCTACCTGCGATTTCAGCTCTGATCCACCTGTAGGTATAACCTTCAGGTGCGGGAGGAGTATCCAACATTGATGGTGGACTCCAGGGTTTGCGAGCAACTTTTTTAGCTCGAGTGTCGGCAGAACGTGGTGTTCTGTTTAAATCTTTTTTATCTTCTGTCATAGTTTTACCTTTTAACATATTTAGCGTACTCGCCAAGCGGTACGTTTAATCTTTTAGCCATTTGAACTTCAGATGGAGACAATTTTACTTGTCTTTTGTTAGAGCCTGGATTACCAGCAACTCTTCCAGCTGAAGCCACCTTTTGTTGAGGCTTAGATTTAACAGAAGATTCTGTAAACTTCTGCGGGAACTCTTTACGAATTCTCCTATCGACCTCAGTATAGTACTCTTCTGAACCAACGTCAAAGCCTTCAGCCTCTAACTGATTGTTGATTGCCATAGCACCCATGGTCATTACTTCATCTTGACCAAACCATTCGTTCTTTTCAACCCAAGCTTGCTCTCTTTCTCCTAGCTGAGGAACAGCGTTTTGTTGAGTTTGTTGAACATAATTTTGATAGTTAGTTTGTTGCTCTTCTTGAACATGTTGTTGATATTCTAGTTGAGATTTTGAAGTAGTTACTTTATTTTCTTCTACTGCTATTTTTGCTAAAACTTCTTGAGCTTTGGCAACCTTTTCATAATCTGCAACTTCATGCGCATTTTTTAAAGCTGCTAAAGCTTGTGCTTTTTGAGATTTTAGCCTACTTTCTGCTTCTCGTAGATAAGATCTATCTAGACTTGAAGATCTAGTTTTTAGATGTTGATTTTCTTCTGCAATTCTTTTTGCATATTCATAAGCAGATTCTTGACCTCTTTCAGCCTCTCTTAGCTTACGAGTGAGTTTGCTAATTCTTTTTTGAACTTTTTCAGAATAGTCTTCTAATTCATCTGCTGACTTTTCTTCTGGTTCTGTAGAAACATCTTCAATAGCTTTTTCAGTTTCTTCATCATTTTCTTGTTGTGGCGCTAGATCTGCAATTTTACCGCTAGGTTTTTCCTCTGGTAAATCTACTTCAACAATTTCACCTTCATCAACTATTTCTTCTTTTTTTGCTTCTTCTGACATATTTGCTCCTTATACTGCAAGGATGTCGTCAGGATCTAAAATGGTAGCTATCACTTCGTCATCATTAATGATTCTACATTCAGATTCATCACCTAACTTAAAGCGAGCGCCAGCATATCTTCCTATCAACACCCATTGTTTTTCCTGACACCAAGCCTCAGCAAACTTGCTAGAGTCTTTGTAGCAATCAGGACCCATTTTAACAACATACCCTACAACCGTTGCCAGAGATTCTCTGTCAACTGTTGATTGTACTAAGTGGATTCCACCTTCTGTTACTGCCTTACCTTTGTATGGAAGAATAAGTATTCTCCATCCAGTCGGTTGAGGCATTCTTTCTAAAATTGATTTATCTAAAAGAGTAGGATCTAAAACTCTTGCACTTTGCTCTACATAAGGAATTGATTCCTCGGTAGCAGGAGTTTCTTTTTCTTTCTTTTTGGCTTCGTTTTTGGTTTTGGTTTCTTCTTCTATTGCTTTAGCAACATGGTCAGGTACGTGTATCTTCGGCATCTTCTTGTATTTTTCCCAGCAGCTCCCTAAATGAATTTTCTGCGTCAACGAGAGAGCTGTAACGTCCACACAGATACTGATATTGTGCAAAGTCTTTAGCCCCAGCTAAAATAACATCCTTCACACTTTCTTTTTGAGCCTCAAGTTCTTTTAAAAACTTTTGGCTTATCCAAACTACTGACACTTAATAAATGCCAGAAAACTTGCCACCATATTCGGCAGCGCCCATACCTCTAGCTTTACCTTTGCCCATTCCAGGTTTAGGTGTTGTATTGGCATCAAAAGTTCCTGCATCTGTTTTTAAAGGAGCAAGACCTTTATTACTGTACCTAGCTTTATTCTTGGTTACAGTTGGAGTTTTTTGTTGTGATATCTCAGTTCTTTTTATCATGTTGTTTATTATCTTGGTTAAATAAATTATTTGCAAGTTTTTATTTACCTTGCCCTCTATATTTTTTTCGCCGTTGATTTTTATTAGTTCCAGCGCCATCACTTAAACGACTATTGCCGATAG